TCCAGATGAATCACAAGAAATACAAACTATTATAGAATGGTTCAAACGTGGTATGCATCCTGGTTCAGCAAATGGTAAAGGTTCTGCAACCCTATTGACATTTCCAGATGTATTTGTTTTAGAACCTATGTTTGTTAAAACTGATGACACAGTAAATAACAATGGTCTAAGAGAAATAAAAGTTGCTGACGAACCCATACAGCATCCAATGATGCCAAAGACAAAGATATGTGCATTGACAAGTTTAAATGTAAACACCACACCAATGGGTTCAATTAATACTATCTTTGATGGTTCAATTCCACTTGTTACTATCGAACTTGCATTTAGTGAGACAACTGCTCTTACTAGAGTGGACTTTGAAGGTGCAAGAACTAGAGTTAATAATGCTCTTGATAAAGGATTTGTTAGAGCATCTAATATGGCCAATCATCCAGAAATAGGTTACTAATGTTAAAAGGATTACCCAACTTACTATACAACTTCGGAACCTCAGCAGTGGATCCAAAGTTCCTAGTAACTAAAAATATATGGAGACGTGCTTCAGTACTACGTGAGTATAAAGCATCAGTTGCAATGTTTAATGAGTATATCGTACAGAATGGTGAAAGACCAGAAGATATTGCTTTAAGATTATATAAGAACCCATTTTACAACTGGGTATTGTTGGTAATAAATGATATCACTAACTATCACGAGCAATGGCCAAGGTCAACTCAACAGTTACAAGAATATTGTAACTCCAAGTATGATAATCCTCTTGCAACTAAAGACTATATTACTACTGAAGTTAAAAAAGGTAATGATATAATAGTACCTGCAGGTAAAATAGTACCATCCACATATCAAGTGGTATATTATGATGGAAATGCTGTTGTTACTGCGAATCCAGTAGTGTCACGTAGTTTCTATCAATTTGAAGAGGAAAAGAATTCAGAAAAAGAACGTATCCAGTTAGTCAAACCAGAGTTTATTGAAGATTTTGTAGAGAATTATTATATGCGACTGTCATATAAAGGTAAGTTGGAACTTGGTATTACAACATCAGAAATTAATATGTCATAAAAAAAGACCCCCGAAGGGGTCTTATTTTTTTAGTCTTCACTCGCTAGTTTAGCGAAGTAAGATAAGGTATCATCTTCCCCGTTTGAGGATGGGGCAGCAGTTCGACTGACCACTGGTTCTGGAGCGACCTCTTCTTCTTCCACCTCTGGATCTGGGCGGTAAGATGCTTTGAGTGTCCTGTCAAGACGTTCTTTAAGTTCTTCGTAAGACTTAAATTGATCATCAGCAGTGTATGCAGATAAACTGTGTTCTTGCTTCCAAATGCCTTCGAGTTCCTTATCGTTAAGGTCTCCAAGTACAGAAGGAGTATCAAACTCAGACTTATCGTAGTTCCAAAAACCTGCGACTTTGGTGATCTTGAGTTTGAAATCAGCACCCTTCCATAGATCGAATGGGTTTACTGGTGTTTCATCCTCAAATGCAGGTTGCATTGATTCCATGATCTTATCAAAGATCTTCTTACCATAACGGTAAAGGAATACTTTGCCCTCATTCTCAGGATTTGCACTATCCTTTACAACATAGATGTTGCTATAATAGTTTAACTTACGTTTCTGGTTACGTGCTTGTGCTCTCTGTGGAGAACCTTCGCCACCAGAATTCCAGAGTTCCCTGTTCAAGTCAGAAACAGGATCCTTTTTGCCTAAAGTCGTTAGACTATTCTCAATATACCATCCACCTGGTCCTTGGAAGGCATGTGTCCAAACTTGTGCCCATGGAAGGTCTTCTCCATTGGGTGCTGGTAAAAATCTGATTACTGCGTAACCATTACCTGCTTTGTCTACTTCTGGTTTCCATAGTCTCTCATCTGGACCTTTAGCCTCAGATTTGTTGAGGTTATCTGCCTTAGCGAGAAGATCTTGGAAAGAAGACTTCTTAAGTGAAGCAAAAGACATACGTATTCTCCGTATTAATGTGTACTTGTGTATGAAAAAAGGGAGGTTGGATTCCTGTGTACCAACAAAGAACGGGCATTACTACAGTAGTAAAAACGTCCTTGCCTGAGACCCGATTGGTCGATCGGTTCTGCATCGCTGCAGCAGCACCACCTGTGTCTCATCACCTTAACCAGCAGTTGCCAGTAAGTTTATTCAGTCACTCCCAAACCACCGTCGTGGCATACTATTTATTATAGCAGAAAAGGAAACCATTGACAAGCCCCTCTGCTTTCTCTTTGCCAAACTTTCCTGACAAATACCCTCCAACAGGGTCTAAACGTGTCATATATGCGTCAAAATCTCTATATGTCTCTGTCGCATCCAACCCTTTTGGTTGTGCTTCTTCTATTATATGTTTATACCACAACAAATAAGTCTTGAACATCGGTAGGTAGTCGTCCACCTCTGATGCCTTACAGTATCTAACGTAGATGTTCTTGGAGAAATGATTACCCATCTCAAAGAACCTATATTCTTTCTCTGCCTTAGGTAAACTCTCTACCTCATACAGATAGTTCTCTACTGGATGTTGAAAATCGAATACAATGATTACCCGATTTTCGTTAAATCCCATAAGATCCATACCAAAACAGGGAAGGTTACTCCCAGTTTTAGGGTAAAGAATGTTATTATAAACGGAAGTAGTATCATCCCAGATGTCAACTTCCCTTGCTTTGATAAAGTGCTCATGTGTGTATACCTGTGCTGTAAGTCTTGTTCCTTTTTTACCTGTCCAGTCTGCCCAGATCGGTTGTCTTTGAAAGTCGGGAAAAGTTTCCCATAATACATCTCTGTAATTTTTCCAGAGGTTATTCATTCCCACCATATCCATCCTGTAATAATGTACTTATGATTTGTTTCACTTATCTCACCTCTATGTAGGTGTGTAAAACCTGCAGGGAATATCACTGTATTACCCTTCTTAGCTCTGGTCGTATATTGCTGATGATAGAACATTGTTCCACCATTAGGTACATCATTGAGATATGTCATATAGACCATTGCTCTGTCGCTACATGCCTTTTGTGCAGCATCTATGTGCCACTTGTAATAACCTTCACCAGGTTTATACCATTGTATCACAGGCAAGTGTCTGAGTTCAAAAGTTCCACCGAACTCCATGAACCGATACTTTGAAATGTAGTCTTGTACAAATCTCCATAGTTGCTCATGGTAGTTTTCCCAAAGACTAAAAGGTGCACCGATCTTGTCAGCGTCACCTAGATAGAAATCTGTACTTGCTTTTACATTGCGGTTGAGACCCTTAGATGATATGCCTGGTTTGCATAGTCCAACTGATGATGCTCTTTTGAATACCTCAAGGTAATCATCACAAAGTTTTGGATCGAGTTGATACTCCTCGATGAACGTCATGTCACTTTGATGTTCAGTACACGTGTGTTATCTCCTATCTTTCCATCAAGGAAATAATTAAATGCCACCATGTAACGGTTCTTATTTGTGTTGTTCACATCAGTCTCGTGCATGAGGTGTGAAGGAAAGAGAAGTAGATCTCCCTTCTTGACATCAAATCCCCATCGGTCGGCATTAAAGATGTTACCTTCCATCGTGAGTGGTTTGACCGTACTTGTACAGTATGTTGACTGTGTATGTGATGCATTGAATACTAATCCACCACTACCCTCAGGTACATCAAGATAAAGACCACCACTGTAACATGAGTTACTATGGTAGTGCTTCGGTGAATAGTTACCTGGTTTGTGGAGGTTAATCCAAGATTGAGAATGTACAATACGACAGTTAGCGAGTTTAAGTAACTCGAAACAGTACATACTCATGTGTTGATCAATTATTGCTTTTATTGCTTGAAAAGGTTCTGAATTTAATATCTTCGTATCTTTACTTGAGTATCCGCTATTATCTGGATATGGTTCGTATGGTATAGTCTTCAGTACTGCATCTACGTCAGGAACCTCTACTGAGGTTTTATATATGGGAGTAGAAAACAGTGGGATAATTTCATTGCTCATATTCGTGAGGTATATAATCAGGGCATAATAAGGCACCCGCTAGGGCATTCGCAGATTTATTGTGTTGGCATAGTTTGTTCATCCAAATCCTTTCTTTTAATTCTACCGTCCCATCGGTAGATATCATCCTGCAACAGATATCCACTATTCGGTTCCTGTAATTTGTGCTTAACATGTTTAATAGCCTCTGGTAGGATTGCGTACTCACGTCTCTGTATGGCCTTCGTGAGTGATTTAATATCGTCATTATGTAAAATGGGTACTTTAGACTGGATGATGATTTCACCACCATCAAGTTCTTCGTTTACGTAGTGTACAGTAGCACCAGTCTCAGTTTCACCTGCGTCTATTGCTTGCTGTATTGCATGTAACCCCTTATACTTAGGTAATAAGGAAGGGTGTACATTTATTATTCTACCACGAAATGCGTCAATAAAATCTTTTGTAACGATTCGCATCCAACCTGCTAATACTATCAGGTCTACATTCCATGCTTGAATAAGTCGGATCATGTTGATCTCATCTGTCGACTCAATGTAAGAATGAGGTATTCCGAACTTATCTGCCCTCTTTGCTGCTCCACACTTCTTTTTGTTATGGATCATCAACACAACTTCGTCATTCTTACACGTTCGCACAATGTTCTCGAAATTTGAACCATTTCCAGAACACAGTACGGCTATTCTCATTGTTTTGTCGGGCGAGGGTTAGTTCGACGATTGATGATCGTTATGAATTTGTCTGCAGCAAATGTGCCACCGAGACATACTTCAAGTTCGTCATCATCTTGCCAGTTTACATCGCCATTCATCTTAGTATGGTTCATGGCTTCCTGTATCTGGTCTATTACTTCTTGCGTTAATTTCATCAGTTATGTGGATTATACTTACGAAGTATGTAAAGTGCAATCGCAACTCCGATTGCTGAGGATCCACCGATGATGATTAATAAAGGCATGGAATTATTTAGGTAACTGGTCTATCATTTTGCGTACATTTTCCTTCAATGTGTCATAAAACTGGGGTCCTATGTCAGAGGGTGGCATACCTAGCATGGTTGCTGCCTGTTTGACTTGCTGAACTAACTGTTTTGCGTCAGGATCCTCAGATAATGTAACACGCATGTACATAGTCTGCTGTACATTTATGAGTTCCATCATCTTCAGAAGTTGTTCACGTTTCTCATCGACACTTAGTATAAGTCCCATGCGATTGATCTCTAGATACAGTTCTTGCATCTTTTCAAGTTCTTGTTGAACAATCTCAGATTTAAAGAATTTACTCATAAGTACTGTGCTTTAACTATTTTCTTATATTTACCCAAGTCTATATGTAAGAATGGGTCGTACTTCACTACCTTATTTCTCAAAGGCTTCCAGACTATCTCCTCCTTGATTTGTTTATCAAACTGAGGAACATACTGGAAGATCTTGTTGAATATGGTAAGTGTCTCCAAACATATTCTACCACCTAAAAATGATTTTAGCAAGGGAGGGTGTACTCCTTCTACTTTGAAGAGATCATCGAATCTACTATGAGTGTCATGGAGTGTTGCCACATCCTCTTTGAAGTGATAACTCAGAGATTCTTTGCGTTTGGTATAGTCAGCATAATTCTTGGCACCTTCTCTGACCAATGTAGCAGGATATACCTTATCCTCTGCGGTTAGGTTTGCTACAAAAAATTCGCGTAGCTCGAAGTCCTTGAACTTCCTTGAGAGTTTGACAAAAAAGAACTTATCTTTTCTTTGGTCAAAAGAAG